GAAACTGGCGACTTATGCGGCGCGCTGTATAGAAAACGAAATTCTCATGCATCTGAGAAGTTTGAAAAAAACTCGGAAAGACATATCCCTGAATGACCCGATTGGTCAAGATAAGGAAGGGAACGAATTACCTTCTTGATGTTATCTGTGATATTTATCAGCGAATAGCCCTGCCGATTCCAGCAAGCAGTGGAGTGGGTGGAAGGCAAAATCAGTGAATTTTAAACGAAACAACTTCCATAATAAGCCCGTATACATCACTGAGTATTAGATATTCCTCCTCTGTTAAATCGCGGCAATGAGCGATTGCATTTCTAATTGGATAAAGCTTCCGGAGAGCAAAAATGAGGTCATCGTGGTAGTTAAAACAGGGGTAGGCGGAAATATAATTCTCCAAATGATAAAAATTTGACTGTTCTAATGGCCGCCGTCTGAATGGCATGTTTTTTGGTGCCTTGTTTTGCCAATTCACGCCATAATATGATGTCATTTTGTCGTTGATATATTGCCTTAGGCCGTTTTCGATGGTAAATAACATGCCATAGGCTTCTTTCATGCGTTCCATAATGAACCTCCTTTTCATTTACTATTTTCGACATAAAATGGAATATTCCTACATGAAATTATCACAATTTATGGTGTTTCATATAATAATTAGTCCATAGAACCAAGGATTATTTAGAAACTTTTAGAAGGACTTAACATTTATTTTGGTGAATTATTACCATATCTTAATATGCATAGATAAAAATGGGGGGATATGCTTTGAAACAATTTAAAATCCTTGTTGCATTAGTAATTGCATTTGCTTTTTCTTTTGTACCGTCACATAGTCAAGCTGCGACTAAATATATGTATGTGCACTTCATAAACGTCGGACAAGGAGATAGTATCTATATTAAAGCACCTAATGGAGAAGACATTCTTATTGATGGTGGAAGGAATGGAAACACAGTTGTATCTTACCTAAAAAAACAAAAGGTAAAAGATATTGAAGTAATGATCGCAACACATCCAGATGCTGATCACATTGGAGGACTAGACGAGGTTTTAAAAGCATACAAGGTTAAGTCAATTTATTCACCAAAGGTAAGTTCTACGACCCAAACCTATAAAAATTTATTACTGGCTGTAAAAAAAGAGGGTCTCAAAATAAAAACAGCTCAAAAAGGTGTAAGCATACCTATTAAAGGTGTATCAGCTAAGTTTGTTGGTCCTGTTAAAACTTATAGTAAAACAGACACCAACGATTGGAGTGCTGTATTACGAGTACAATATAATAAAAGATCCTTCTTGTTTACCGGTGATGCGGAATTCAAATCAGAAACAGATATGATCAAATCAAAACAGACTTTAAAATCGGATGTATTAAAAGTCGGGCATCACGGAGCAAAAACATCCACAAGCACCGCCTTTTTAAAAGCTGTTAAACCGACTTATGCTGTGATTTCGGTTGGTAAAGGAAACAGTTATGGGCATCCAACTACAGAAACATTAAACCGTTTAAAGAGTGCGAAGGTAAAAGTATTTCGGACCGATAAACAAGGGACGATAATTGCAAAAACAAACGGATCCACAGTAACATTTAACACAAAGCCGATAACCACAAGTACTAGTACGAAGACGGCATCATATAAAATAACTGCATCATTGGATAACACTCGACCAAAACAATATTCGACAGTTCATTTAACGGTAAAAGGACTCCCATCAGGGACAAAGTACAAAGCAGTTTTCCATTATAAGACCAAAGACACCGTCTACTCTGGATATATAGGGAAAACATTAGAGGTTAAAATAAGCAGAGCTTCGACAAACTATCATGTATATATTGATATCAGTGCATCATACAAAGGTAAAACATATAAAACTCGCACTTCATTTCTTCCCAAATAAGGGTGTTTGAATTGGAACGATATATAATCGATCACTTTGAAGAAAATTATGCGGTTTGTGAAGATGAAAAAGGTAATATCATTGATATTGAAAAAGCTAAAATACCCAAAAAAGCCCAAGAGGGTGACGTCCTAATCACATCTAATGGAAAATTAAAAGTTGATAAAAAAGCAACCAATAAATTGAGGGAAGAAATTGAAAAGTTAATGGAAGATGTTTTTGAAGACTAAAGGTGGCGTTTTTGCCACCTTTATTTTGTATTGGAAAATGTCTCTGAGTGGGTTGAGGATAAAACTGTTTATATCGTAAATGAAGAATAACCCAGTCGCTAGAGTTCAAGGCTCTTATGTCCAAATACGGGCACAAGAGCCTTTTGTTTCAAATATCATTTATCTACTAATGTATTTCAAAACATTGTCGATAACAACTGCGGCTTCCTCTCGGCTTAAACAGTCAGTTGGCCCAAAGGAACCGTCTGATCGGCCGCGGAAAATACCTTTTTCTTTTAGCCTTTGAATGGCTGGTGCAGACCAACGATCAGCTGGAACGTCTTTGAACGGTCCTAGAGTTATTGGTTTTACCTCATCTTTAGCAGTCGTATTTAGTTTATGATTGATTATCGAAGGAAAATCCAAATACGCATAATTCATATCAACCCGACCGTTAATGCCCTTCACAACTCCGGAATTGGTAAACTGCCATAGATTATGAGTGCCGCTATAGGTGCATTTATCGCCCCACTGCGCTACCCACTTATCATATCTATCGAGTTTACTGCCCTTTAATTGATTGTCGAACCAGCTTTTTGATGCGTAAAGAACGGCATAGTATCCCGCTTTTTCAACAGCAGAAAGAAACGTGTCGCAAATGGCCACCAACGTCGCATTATTCGGCATCCCATGCTTCTTCTTATAACCATCGGCATCTTCCATATCAAAAGCAATCGGATAAGATGGCTTCTTGCCTTTTAGCAACCGCAACGCATGTGCCGCTTCGCTTTTAGCTTGTTCGACTGTTAAAGCATAGCTGTAAAGATAAGCACCCCACGGTATGCCAAGACGGTCACACTCACGGACATTTCGCTCGAATTGTTTGTCATCTTGTGATTTTATATCGCTGCCGAAACCCATCCGGATCATCGCGAACTGAATACCGTCTGCCTTAACCTTATCCCAATCGATGACGCCATTATGTTCGGAAACGTCAATGCCTTTTAATTTGGTCATTTTTCATCCTCTCCTTTCCCTTTTAGCACTTCAATGGCTTTGGTTAACTGGCTTGGGATAGGTAATCCAATACGTCCTGCATTCTCGATGATGGATAATAACTCATTCGCCAAATAAAAGAAGATAGCCGCATCTCTAAACATGTGGCTATCTCCAAAACTTGTATCTATTAAATGGGCAATTGCAACGATAACAAAAATCATGATTTTTTTCGGAATAGAACGGAATCCGATGGAACTGTTTAGCTTACCCTCGGTGAAGGCCGCCATCATCCCAGATACATAATCGAGTACGACAAAGATGAGTAAAATAGGTAACAATGGCGACCACCCCCACAGATATCCGATCACTGCACCAATTACTGTAATGATAGTTTTAAAGATTTTGTCCAAAATTGTACCCTCCTTTTTTCCCATAAGAAAAAGCACCTCAAATTGAGATGCTTAGTCGCGCTGTTTAAAAATAATAAATATTATATTCGTACCCAGTTAACCATCCCGTCAATAACTTCATTTTTTAATTTATTTCGCTTTGATTCATACACTACTTTTCCATATAAAGGACTAGTAAAATATTCTTTAACATCATCATTTAGCAATAAATTTCTTGGGATTCTTACCGAACACAAATATTCTAAAGAAGTTTCTATATCAACAACTTTTGATTCAATATCGGGAATGGAGCATTTTTGCACATCTATTTCATCAAAATCAATTTCTACTTCTTCTTTATCAACTTCGATTTTAAACACATAAATGTCCTCTGAAAGACTTTTAGAGTTTTCAAGAAGACAAGCATTCACTCCATAATCTATCGCGCAACTAATTTTGTCTGTTAAATAAACATAGCCATCAGTAGTTTCTTTTATTAAGTGTCCTTTTCCATATACTTTTGGAGCATTAGTTAGTATTTTTCCATCTTGAAGTATCTTTTCACCAGATTTTTTAGAAGTACCATGATAAAATATCATATTTTTCACCTCACATATGAATATTTTACCATGAGAATTTATTATATCCCATGAAAAAATATAAAAAGCCCTAAAAAAGACTCTTATTGAACTAAGTATTTTTGGTGTTGTGTAACCTATAATTAGTCACGTTAACAGCTTAGCTAAGAACTCAGTCATTTTAATGGAGTGTACGTTTAAAAACATACACTCTAGGGTGAATGTACCCCGCGTGACTGTTTTTACTGCACATCATCGTCCTGAGTGTAAAAGCTGATAACTAAAAAGAGCACTTTAAATTTAAAGCGCCCTTTCAGTAGAAATTAATAATAATTCTTTAAAGTAGTAAATAATGGATACATATTATTTATGGAATCACAAGAAAATATCACTCTATTTCCTATTACATTAAACGTCACCATCATGCATCTGTTCCCACCATTAGACAGTTCTAGTAATATTTTTACTAATTTACTAGGTAAATTTGCTGAAAGAATAATGGTCGAATTTGCATACTGATCTAATTGCTGCTCTATCCTTATTTCTTGTAGAAAAGGAAAATCATTACGAATTTCTTCTGCATAATTTCTCATACTTAAGCCCCCTTTCTTTGCTATTTTCATTATATAAAAGAGGGCTTAAGGTAACAAAATACACTAACTACCTTATCTAGCAGTCCGCAAACAAAAACGGCTTTATCCAAAAGGAATCTACTAGATTTTCTTCTTTTTTTGCTGAATATCTTAATTATAGTTCAAAATAAGGAAAAATAAAAAAGCCTACTCAGTGTACGCTTTAAGCAACTTGTCCATTAACTACTTCTGTGACAACATCTTTTAAGTTGTATAGTACTGGTACTTGCTCCAAGGAATAAGTACCTGCTAACACTAAACTTACCCAAACTTTTACTAATCCACTGTCTTTCGTAAACGTCATTTCCCATCACCCCCTTTTCAATTAACTAGTCATTGATGACAACAAAATCGTCAATTCTGCAATCGCCTCTTGTTGTGATGAAATTTGGTCTTGAAATTGCTTGAGTTGGTCTTCTACTGTTGGCGGTTTTGGTGGCAAATCAAAATACTCATAGTATACAGTATTAGTTGCAGGATTGTATTTAGCAACATATCCTTGACCCTCAGCGGGGGTCGGTTCAGGTACACTATCAACTAATTTTCCAATTTGCAAAAGTTCCTCCTTGGTCTTATGCATACCGTCAATTTCGTCAAAGGGTTTATAGTGATAGCCTTCCACTACATTATCTGAATTCACCCATAGGAATACCATATTCTGCTCCTCCTCACTTCTCAATAATTCTTAAAACTTTAGACTCCATATCTAGTAATTGTCTACGTTTATGGATGTAATAAGCGTCAAGATAAAGACCGCTTAATTGGTCTGACGTTAATATGCTAAATGTGTTTTGTGTCCCATCTTCTCCCATATATAGCATATCAACAACTTCAAGAGTATCTGGATTTATTGCCACCAAGTAATAATCAGGGTAATAATAAGTAGAAGAACCTGAAATTATATCAGATGTTGCAATCCATAACAAATTTTCCTTTTGGTCAAAGAACAGAACTTGATGCCAATAGGTGCCTAATCTAAACCCTTTTGGGTTACTGAGTACTGACATGTTGTAGGATAACGTAATAATAGATCCATCTACTGCACTCGCTTTTGCAAAGTAATATGTTATTGGGCTATAAGCGTCGTATGGCAAATAAATCAAATACCTATCGTTACCATAAAACCCCCGAAGACCGTTTAATCTTAAATCACCTGTTGGATGAACCTTAACTTGAGAAAAAGTTAGATTAATCAAATCATACACATAATAAGTTGAACCAGAACTATTATCTAAATAATAAACTTTATTGTTATTACTATTGTAAAATCTGGTTCTCTCGTTGGCGTAGTCCGGATAATCCCCCCATGAATAAGGAGGGCCAAACGAGCTAGTTCCTTGTTGTATTATACTCATATCAGATACCTTGAACTTAGTCACGTGTCGTTGCGATATGCTGTACAAATAGTTTTTATCCGCATAGATCAAGCTAAACATAGATTGGTATGCATCTGTAGTCGGCGCGCCTATGTCGGTTCTCGAAAAATCTGTTAGGTTAATCTTCAGGGTATAATATTCATATGACGATCCATTATACCCCTGCATATTTACATAAATGTTATCGAAATCTACAGATACAAGAACTTCTAAAACACGGAAGCCAGTAAGACTTGGTTTTGTAACAGATGCTAAACTGGAAGCCCCTAGACGAGTATATGTCTTTAAGTCATGAGAAAGTTTATAAACTGTTAAAGTAACTGAAGTAGACCCATCGATAGCCAACAAATAGTCCCCATATTGAAAAAAATACGAATTATAGTTCCATGGTACTATTTCATCAAATCGAGCGGCAGTAACAAGGTGTCTACCTTTAACGGCACTGCCTCTATTACCATACGCCCCGCCGTGATCCCTAATGTCGATACTCATTATCACACCTCACTTATCAAAATGCCGTCATCATCATAGGAAAGGGTTCTTAACGTTGTTTTTTCGACAGTTGTACCATCTAGTCCGTAATAGGTAATTGTCCTTGTTGTATATAGCGGGCTTGTACCCCCGCTTAAAACGGATCGGATCGCGAGCGTGCCATCTGGCCTTTTGTACTCAACGGTGGTGAAAATGTCATTTTCATCCTTATTGCTTTTAAATATCTGATAGTCGGTTTGCTCAACACTCTTTCTGACATCGTTAGGGGTTGCTTTACTGTTCCATGTCGTTCTTTCTGTCGCCGTTATATGTTTCACATTATCAACCAAATGCGCATTAACCGTATCCTCCAAACTAGTAATTCTATTCGCTAAATTACCAGCCACATCACCGTCTAAAATGTCCTGGATTGCTGCAAACCAATCATTAAATTGCTGCTCTTGATTAGCTTCAAATCGGCTTAATTCCGTTTCGGTGGAGCTTTTTGTTTGGTTAAACCAATCCTGGTACTGATTAAATATGGTTGTGGTGTCAACTTGGTCAACGGTGCCATGGACGATTCCGCATACTTCATTATTTAAACGTAAATCAGTTATATTAGCTTGTGAGATACTAAGTACTCCCTTGCCAATATAAACGTCAGCAAGGGCAATCTCATAAGCATCTGCGTCCCTTTGAAGAGCTGGCGCCACTGGCGAACTTGCAAAAGTACCTTTTTTGACAAGTGGTTGAATTTCCCGGTTTAGATAATTAAGCTGCAGCACAATGCGGTCGATTCGATTTAAAACCCCATCGGCCACATCGATGGTCAAGTTATAATCAGCGTCATTGGTGATGTAATAGCCGTTTATCCAAGCTTTTCCGGGCTTTAATGTAACTGACATATCTCCATTAGCTATGACCTGAAAACCGGTACTTGGGTTAGGAAATACACCGTTCGCGATAAACGTAGCAAAATATGCGGCAAAGTCCTCTGCTTTATATTTCCGATCTCCATTTACCGAATTAAACATCCCGCTTTTTATTGTCATTTTTTCACCGCCTTCTTAATCTTTTCAGTTAATGTTGGTACTGACTTTCCAACCGTAACATTGATTGTTTTAGTTGAATTCTGAAAAACTTCATCAATCTCGATAACCCGGCTGTTCATAATGATGCCAAGCTTGTCATCGCGGATTGTAATAATATCACCAAGGAAAAAATCACGGCCATACTTGGTATTTTCTTTCGTAACATCAAGCTCACAGTCAAATGAGATTGCAATTTCATTTTCAAGTAGTTTTTCAAGTCCATCCTGTTTCAACAAAAGAATATAATCGGAGTCAGAAATTGGATTATCATCCTCATCTTTTTGTTGCAAGTTTCGATCATCTACAAATAATTCACGCCTGTTCAAGCCGGCCCCCTGTTCAATAGTTGCAAATTTCCTGGCATTACCCTCACCAATTCCACCTATTAATGCCGTGTTTTTATAGTCATTGTCAGCTTCTTCATAATCCCTGGTAATAACATTAGAAAAGTCTTTTGAAAGTATACAACGGGGATTTGTAGTTTGATTGATACTCCTATCAGTACCTTCGTATACATCATAAAAAAGATTTCTTCCGTCAAACATAGACCTTATACCGATCTCATATGTGTTGCATAGGTCCTCAATTTTTTGTAATAGATTGTCATAAGATGCTTGTAATTGAATTGGTGTCCCAAACCCTTTTGATTCAGTTAATTTTATTTGTGGAATAATCCTATTTGGATTGTTTGGAGCTATGCATTCACTATTTATCATCGAACGAATAATATTTTCTGGAGTATCGTTAAAATTGTATATTCCCCATAAAATACGACGATCTAACCACCTAACAAGTGAAAAACATTTAATAGTAAGGATATCTCGTCCTTCTTCATCATCCTTAAATCCTCGGTAGTATATATACATTGCCTCACTATCATCACTTCTAAATAGAACATTACCTATTTGTAAAAGCTGTATGTTTTTGCTTGAAGCATCAACGTGAAGTTCTGCTTCACCGTGTTTCGAATAGCGTTTTCTCCATAATAAGTATGAAAAAGAGCCGATCATACCTATTCTTTTTAAATTTGAATCATATACGTAAAGCAAATACTACACCCCCACGTACTGTGGAGTAAAATAGATGCTACATTCTAAGTTCTCAACATTACTTTCAGCGTCGTAACGTATAAGGTTGTCTCCTACATCGGCCATAAAATGCGGATTGGAATCTATTGATAGATCATTAAAGACATTAGTGATGATTCCGTTCCTGGTTAATTGTACATACTCATTACCTCGCTCGGTATTTATCGTAATAACGTCCCCTGCTTCCATTTCTCTTTCAATTTTTATCAAATCTTGAGTTTCAACATTTACAATTGATGGATTGGTAAGTGTCCCTAAAGCTCTAAATTCGATTCGCATGGGAGCAGGATTATCACTGTCATTATTGACGTTCACGATTAAGGATGGTTCGCGGTACCCTATTTCAATGCCTGGAAAAACAATCTCTAATGGGAACTCAAAAGACCCGATCCAAGAAGCAATGTCAATTTTTATTTCCTTGTCATACCACCATGGCTTTGGACACAAAAGCGAAATCATATACTCCGGATATTTTTTTCTTGTTATGACAGGCGTTTTTTCCACTTTACATTTAATGAAACGTTCAATTTGTCCATTTGTATACTGCAATGTAAATGTATGTTTAGGATTAAAAAAACTTATTAATTTCGGACGATTAATTTCTTTATCTTCCCTAATACGTCCCTTTAAGACTATATTTCTTTCCTTTACTCTGCTTCCGGAATATGTTATCCCATCCTCAGCAAAGTTCGTAGTTGAAAATAGTTCATTTTCCATTGCATCTAAACCATCAGCCGATTCTAAGAAAAAAGGGCTCAACACTGATATTTCAAGTGTTTGCCCTCTATTGTTATCAAATATAAGTTTTTCGTATTGCAAGTGAATGCACCGCCTTTAAACTTGCATTGCCATCTCCTTAAGAGCATTACGAGTCAGTCTTGATGTTTCATATGGATCCAATGGTTTTGGTGAGTAAATGTTTATATTTATGTTTTGTTCCTGTTTACCACCAGCTGCCGGATTGTACTTTTTAGGAACAACAGCTTCCCCTTCATGTAAATAAGCTAGGCCACCACGTTTAACATAATTCGTTCCTACATCAAGCGACGGAATTCGAGGCAAACTAATCATACCTATGGTAGGTAAGCCAAAATCTTTTCCGCCGATACCAGGTACCCAATCAGGAACATGGAATTTAGGAATGCTATTAATTGCGCTTGCTAAACCGTTGATCATACTCTCAAGGCCAGAAATTAATCCATTTATAAAGCCTATAATGGGATTAATAACTGATTTTATACCTGCTTTTATCCCATCCCAAGTTTTTAGAAACGCTTCTTTAAATTTCCCTACACCCTTTTGTATACCGTTCCATATGCCGTCGAAAAATGCTTTAATTCCATTCCAAACTGTCGATGTTACTGAACTTATTACATTCCATGCTGCGCTTATAATCGTTTGGATAATATTCAACGCACCGCCTATGACCGATTTGATTACATCCCAAATCGCTGAAAGGATATCTTTAATGTTGTTCCATAAGCTTGACCAGTTACCGGTAAACAACATAGCAAATGCAGAAATAATATCCATAATTATTCTTAGCGCGCTTTCAATTACAGTCTTTATGACTCCCCAAACCGTCTGAATGATTTGCTGAATATATGGCCATGCCCATTTAAAAATAGCAACGATTTGATTGATCAAAGTCTCAATGAATGTCTTAATCCCATTCCATATGTTTTCAAAGGCTTGTTTTAAGTCCGGCCAAATCTCCATCCACCATTCTTTAACAGCGCCGAATTCATTCAAAATAAAGCTTTTAATGGCTTCGACTGCAGGTTGGATAACTCCCAATATTGCTGCCCAAACGGTTGCAGCATATTCCCTGATAGAATCCCAATTCTTATATAGAGCGGTCCCTATGGCCACTAGTGCACCAATAGCCGCGATAATTAGCAATATTGGAGTAGCAATTGCTGCAACGCTAGCACCAAGCATTGTCGCTGCACTAGATAAAGTGATGAAAACAGGAGCCAAAGCCATACATAAACCAACAAGGATACCGATGGCCGTTACAACTGCGGTAATGGCAGCTGCAAGCTGTGGATGTTCCCGAATCCATCCGGCAATTGCTGAAATTATGCTTGCGATCACTGTAAGCAATGGCGTCATCGCCAATTGTAATTCGGTTATTGCCTGTTTCATTTGTATGGCAGGATTAGCATTCATTTTCGAAACAGAATCATTTAATTGGTCCTGATTTGCTTTTAAATTAACCGTTTGTTTTTGTGCCCCAATCAAGGTAGAAAGAATATTACTTCCTTGGTCTTCCCACATAGTCCCAAATATCTGAACACCAAGAGCGTTTTGGGTTGTCTTATCTTTTACATTACTTAGTGCGTGTGCAACTTCCGCCATAGCTTTTTGGCCTTGTGCTCCGCCCGCGGCAACTTGTTGTCCCCATGTTTGAAGCTGTTTTGTTGATATATCTGTATTTTTTAATAATTGAGCCGTTGCCTGGGGAACTGCTTGACCAAATTCAGCAAGACGGATCCTTCCTTCTTTCAAACCGTCCATTAGGTTATCGATATTCCATGTTTTAGTATCAATTCCTGCGGCAAAAATAGCCTGAATTTGTTCGGCATTAAACCCGGCTCGCTGTAATTGTTCTCCATATTCACTAATGATATCGAGTTGATCTGGTGGAAAACCTGCTTTAAGCAATGAATTTACTAATCCCAATGCATCCTGATTTGATATTTTTAACCCGCTTGCAATTTCATTTGTTTCTTGAATGAGTTCAGTAAAGTCGATGCCATCATAAGCGCTAGCTATAACCGCAGCACCTTTTACGACGGAGGCATTCGTTTCATCGCTGATATTTTTGTTTAACGCCCATTGACGACGAACCCCTTCAAGGGCAGCTTCGCCATCAACGCCATACGATTCTATTATTTTGACTGCGTCATAAACTGATTTCTTGGACGACTCCGGAACATCAAAAGTAATATCAATTTTTGTATTGAGTGATGATAGGTCCAACGACTTTTCAACGGCGCCTTCGATCCCGCCACCGGCCATTGCCGCACCTAAAACATTTTCTAAATCGATGTCAAGCTCCTTAAATTTTTGACGGGTATCGTCAGCTTCTTTCGATAATTTTTGGAGCTCTTGCCTTACATTTTCAGCAGATTTGCCATCATCAATTGAATCCAGAGCTGTCTTTACTTTTTCAATATCAACTTTAGCACCCAGTGCCTCTTGGCTAATTTTAGATATTGCATCATCCAATTGTTTGGAATTAGCTGTGCCACTTTTAATGGCGTTTACCAATCGAATATCAAGAGTTTGAGCGTAATCATCAATGCTTGTACCAGTGGCTTGAAAGAGAGTATCCAACTGCTTTGTATATTGGGCAGAACGCTGTTGTTCTTGATCTAAGTCAATTAAAGATTGCTTAAGTCTATCTAAAGAACCTTGCGTAAATTCTACTTCTCGCCTAAAAGCTCGATATTGTTCTTCAGTTATATCACCGCGTTGAAATTGCTCCTGTACTTGTTGTTCTGCTTCCTTTAACTGACTTAATTTTTGTGATGTAACTTCTATTTGTTGAGAAAGCAAGCTTTGCTTTTGTGTTAATGCTTCAACATTTCCTGGGTCAAACTTTAATAATCTTTGAACGGCACTTAATTCACTCTGTAGATTCGAACTTTGTTTATTTACATCTTTTAAAGCTTTATCAAGTCCAACCGTATCGCCGCCAATTTCAATCGTAATACCCTTTATACGCTTGTCCATATGCTTTATCACCTGCCATTAAAAAGCATCAAAATCGGACTGAGTTGCTTGCCTTGCTTTCGTTTTCTTTTTAGGTTGATGTAATTCGATAGATTCATAAATATAATCCAGGCACATACCAACGGTCATGTCTTCCAAATCTGGTTTCGTCAATCCCAACTTATAAGAAAGAGCAAGGAACGAATCGGTCGTAATATCCTCCCCATCTGTTCCTTGCTCTCTTTCATTTACTTTTTTTTTGTTTTTAACGAGGAAAGAATTAACTCAATCAGTTCCGGAATGATATCAATCATCGGAAACTCTTCAAACTCATCAAGCCAAGTCAGCGGGTCCGGAATATCCTTGTTGGCTGTCTTGGCCAATGCCCAGGCAATATTATAAAAGACCTCAAAGTCAACTCCATCGAGGTCTTCCGGTTTAATTTCCTTTTCGTTAATGTTTTTTAATGAGTTAAGCTTCAATATTTCTGCAAAATAATCCTTGCCGAATTGAGCTTTATATCTCAGTGGTGTTGCTCCAGTTGATTTAAAGCGAATGTCTCTGCCGTCAATAGTTATTGTTTTTTCCATCTCAGATCACCTTTTTAAACCGCCGGTGTCTTTTCATATACTGCTGTGTACCATGCATCGTAAACAGCAGCAGGAGTTGTATCAGTCGTTTTTGTTTTCACTGCTCGATCCGTTGGCCGAGGGCTTGCAACAAACGTTAATTCATCAGGTTGAACATCAACTGAATCGGTTTTAGACGCGCCGGATACCTTTGGTCGATTGGCAGTACAGTTATACATGACATGCCTAGTCGCTTTAACATCACCATCAAATTCAAAGAGAAAAGCAAACGGCTTTGGCTTGGCATCGGCTTTTTCTGTTAACACCATGTCAGTATCGTCCTTCACCTCTCCAAGGCAGTCAACCGCAAATTGTTCAGGTATTAAGGCAATAGATAGTGTTCCATCATACCCTTGGTTGTTGGGAGCACTAAAATAAAGCATATCGTCGGCATAAAATTCTACCATATCGCCGCGCGGTTCAAGAGACAATTCAACCGCTCCAGGGATGGGTATTGGTGTACCATAAGTGAATTTTCCGTCTTGGCCAACAGTAATCGGTGCATAATGGACGTTTTTCAAGCCATATTTCACTTTGTTAGGCATCTAAATCACTCCTATTTCATAGATTCGTTGGTATAGTTTTTCAGATTCGATCCAAGTATCTGTGGCATCCCAGGGGATATCGTTTTGCTCAAATAAGTCCTCCAATACTTTTTCAACCGATAGATCCTTTTTCTTTGTGTAAAGTTCAACTTGAGCAATATCAATTTTTTTAAAAACTTTGTTATCAGCCATTAAATTGGAAGAATAAGCAACAAGGTAAATAATAAATGGTGGGTCTGGTGCCGGGTTTTGTTCGGTGGCAACAAAATGAGAATAAGCGACCGGATAACCAGTTTTGTCTAATATTTTTTTAAGTTTAATAATAGTCATCCTTTTATCACCTTCTCTACGCGTTTTTCAAATTGTTTAACGTAATGTTCCTCAACAGGTCGTATATGCACATGTGCTGCCACCCTTCCACCTGAACGCATTGCATGCCCATATTCTAATAGATGAGTGAGTTGATAATCAGTACGATTGCGAATAATAAAACCATTTTTTGTTTTGACTCTCCCCCACCCCTTGGCATAATTCCCGGTAAGTTTGGGACTACCATGTTTAATAGCTTTCACCATATTATTGGATATCTCATCAGCCGCCTTTTCAACCTCATCTTTAACGTCTTGCGTATATTGTTGAACAGCTCTGGTGATTTCATTTACCAGATTACCGATTTTAATGTCCACCAATGTCCACCTCACTATATAGCTCCGTGTATCCATCCATACGAGGAAAGGTTTTATAAATGGTGTATGTCTTCCCACCATATTTCACTCTGGATTCTTGATCATATTCATCGGAGTCTACAACTAATAAAATTTGAGGCTTGTAACCCAATTGACCGGCAGCCGAAAACTCCGAACGCGTAATGCTTAACTTTGAGCAAAAGATTTGCCTCTGAGTTTCTGTTTCAATATCCTGACCCAATTCATCTTTTACAGTCGAAATTGAAATTAAAAAGCACACATCATCAAGTGATATGTGCTGATTATTTCCAATGGAAGATTTAAGTGACGGCATCAGGTGTTCCCACCTTCTTAATAATTCGGTTATTTATACGGATTTGAAGATTCTTAGATAATGGAATGTCCTCCTGCCGTTTACGATAAGACCATGCAGCATAATCAGCAACAAGCATTTGATCATCCACAATGGTAAAGTCAAGGCTAACGCCCATCCTTTCGATTTCTTTCTGACTGCTTTCTATGAGATTGGAAAAATAGGCATCTCTCAAACTATGAGTGATGCCTAAGTCCAATTTCAATAATTCAAGCAGTATGTCTCTAGTTTGTTGATCCATTACTCATCAACTTCTTGGAGTAGGGATTCAATATGTTCGATAACACTTTTTCGTTTTTTCCCCACTTTTTCGTTTTTCAGAAGTAATTTAAGAGTTTCTTTATCAAGATCGGATGTAATGGCATCTTTTACAGCTGCCGCGTTACCACTAAGATCCACCGGCAATTCGGATTTAGTCTTTTTATCTTCTTTAACTTCCTTAATGAGCACTTTTCCTAACTTATTATTGGCCGTTGATAATTCTTTAATTCTTTCTTGAGATGGCTGGTATCCATCTCTGGGAAATGTTTGTCCCAAACGATATGTGAACATATCGTCTTCAGCATCCCGGAAATTTCTTACCACAACATATTTAGACATATTTATCGCCTCCTTATGCTACCGGATCAGTGATAGTGACAAGGACAAAAGCATCAGGTTTAACAGGCTTGCCATCAAAACGACCTTTGCCGCGGAAAGCTGTTTGATCCTCACTAAATTTTACATGTGTTGAATTATCGATCGTGATAGATTCACGTTCAACCAATGTATATTGGGAAAAATCACCGAATAAAACATCATCCGTGTTGAGATTGTTGTTGAATACAACACGCAACCCAACCAGATCAGGTTGTCTTAAATTCGGAAGCTTACCGACAACATTACCGTTTGCATCCACTTGGATGCTGTATTCAGCCAAGCGGTTATAGTAAGTTTGGCGTTTCATAACGGCAATAATCTCACCAACACTGTCGTCACCGGTATCAATGAGACCGAGTTGTTTGACCATATTTTTTAATAAATCATCATCTGCATTAACAGATACTTTATGATCTTCAGCAAGACTTGGCACGATACCTGTTGGTTGCTTATTAGCAGCCCCTGCACCATTGACAATGGCAGCATCCAGCGCTTTTGCAATTGCGCGTGCTATTTTCTTGGTTACATAAGCATCCAAATTGATGATGGAATCTTGCAATAAGTAATTATCAACAAAAGTGACTTTACCAACTTTGAAACCATCGAAGTCAATATTTGTGATTGTACCTACATCGCCAGCTGGTAAAGCGCCTGCTTGTTCCATCCATGTTGCTGGAGTGGTATCCGTATCCACAAGGATACGCGTTGTACCTTTAACCTGAATTCGATCAACTAAAGGATAGAGAGTCGTAAAGTCTCCCATAATATCCATGATTCTGTTAACGACAACTTCAGGTATGGTCAATTCGCCGCCTGATACAGCGCGCAGATTTTTAAATTGCTCGTAAAAATCAACAACATCGCTCCGTTTGTAGTATTCGCCTGATTTTATTAATTCGCGGACTTGGAATTTGTTCATACCTTCAATGGCCCCCTCTTTTGTTCGTTTTTGGTTAGTCGGTACTTTGCTGTTTAACTGCTCAAGTTCAGTTTCCAATTCAGATATTTCACCTTCGAGCTTTGACTTTTTGGCATCTAATTCTGCTTTTTCAGTTTCAAGGTTGCTGGCATTTTCTTCGACAGCAGCCATTTCCTCTTCAGTTTGCGCTTCCTCAATTGCAGTTTCTAACTCTGCCGTTCGCGTTTTTAAAGCCTCTTCCTGCGTGAGAAGTTCGGCAAGTGCCGTCTTTCTTTGCTCGATTTTTTTTGCAAGCATGATTTGTTTCAATGCCATTTTTTCAACCTCTCCTTCAAATTGTGTTTACGTTGTTCTAACTGCCTTTTTTGACGTTGTTCTACTTCAGCTTTTCTGGCTTGTACACCAGTATCTTCATAAGCAGGGAATGTACAAACAGAAACCTCATGAAGATCCACTTTTTTGATGGTCCATTTAATAGTTCCATCTTCACGGTATTCGGTCTCTTCGTCTAAAATATTGAAACCAAAAGAACATTGATCCACATCCCCACGCTTGACGCGTTCATATAAATTAACCGCATCCGTATCATTTGGGTTTATTTTCACTTTTCCCCATAGTCCCCGGCTGTCGGCTCTTAATTCCAAAGTTCCTGATTTGTTACGACCCAGAACGAGCGTTGTATCATGATTTATTAAAGCTCTGATATCATTGCTTAAGGTTTCATCAAAAGCCCCGGGAGCAATTTCTTCAAATGCACCTGGCCATAATTCAGTTTGCTGATTAAAAACTGCAAAATAGCCTTCAATAAACATGTCTTGGCCTTCTTGTTCGGCACGGGTCGATAATTCCGTCTGTAGACTTCTTGTCTGACGGACATCCCTATTCATTTCCATCACCACCTTTCAGTTTCTTTTGATCGCCGATCATGCCGGCAGGAATATAGTTTTCAAGAATGACCCTTTCATCTAAGCCATCAACAGGAGAAAGTCCAAGCCAACCTCTTACCTCATTTCCATCCATGATTCCGCGAACATACATGTTTGCACCTACATCTGCCAGCTCTTTTATGTCATAGGCATATAAAGAACGAGGATTAAACTTGAAATACAAGTCTGGAGAATATAGCAGTTTCCTTGTTAATTCTTGCTCCATTCCTTTAGCTATTGGTAAAAGAGTTGTATTAATGAAATTGTTAAACTCATCTTTTTTGAAATCTCCAACACCAACAAAAAAAGCCGGCACACCCAACATGCCCGCAATGGTTCTTTTATCGACTTGTACTGCATCGTTAATAGCTAAGTCCTGCAGTGATAATGGTTTGATTTGTTCAACCTTAACTAAATCAGCCGGTATGACCCATGGCTGACCGTTCTCTGTATCAGACCGATATTTTTTAAGAATCTCTTTTCGACCAGTTTCATTAGCCAATTCTTCTGTCATGGCATCAACAGCAATAATTAGGGGAGGGCGCCATTTATCAGTCATGAAATTCTTTTTGGTTATAGTGGCTTGTTTCAAATTATCTGCAATATCCTTTAAAACAACCTGAAAACCACGTCCAATATACGGACGTTCCGGATCCGGATTGATGATGAAATGAATAACCTCATCATGTGAATAAGTTTGTCCTTTATAAATAACATTGTATCCTTCGTCGGTATCAATAAAATTTATACCTGAAGGCTGCAAAGGAATTAGTTCAGAAATTAATCCGCTATCCATTTTTGGGTATACAACGCTGTTCCCTCTTCCATCCAAAAGCATGGTATAAACGATGTTATAGATCCATGCCTTTCTGGTCATTAGACTATAAGGGTTAATGTCTATTTTTCTAGAAAGTTCATTTTTTATTCGTATATCACCATTATCGGTATTCTGCATTAGATGGATAGTCATACTTGATATAAGTTCTGCAATTTTATGAACAGCCATTCTTACTTCCGGATTATCAGATAGCCGAGTATAACCTGATATCAGCATGGAAGTATCTCCGCCATTCATAAATAAGCCTACATAATTCGTTGATCTCTTTTTTTTCTTCCAAAACGCCATTTAATCACCTACCTTTTAACCATTGATTTGCAGTTGATGCCTTTTCAAGGTTTTCTAACATGCGAATGGCACCGAATACGGATGCATCGAATAAGTCAATTCTGTGCTCCGGCATGACCTTTTCGTATTGAATCATATCGTCTGTCTTTTCAACTGCCGAAACGTTCTGAACACAATACTCATATGCCTGTGAATGCAAATAATAAAAGTTTCCGTCCTTTGCTGATTTCTCAATGCGACGAAAACCCTCTGATTTTTTATAAAAATATTGAGGTTGATCAACCATTCTAAAGCCCTTACTTTTCATTGCCAAGAAAAACTCTCGACTAAATTTACGGTCAAAGCCAACTTCTTTTATCTTAAATCCCATTTGTTTCATCTTCACAAACCAATTTACAATGTCGGAATGATTTACCGTTGGCGTATTACACATATCTAACCAACCATCATCTTTCCATCCGAATAATGGGATATTGTCTTCCTCAGCCTTACGCGCAGCCGCAACTATTGGAAACCAGCCGTGTGTAATGGCTATATCAACGCCATTATAATTTCCATAGAGTGCAGCTGCCGTAAGATCATGCATCTTTGATAAATCAGCACCACCAAACCAATCAATTTTTAATTTTGCGAGCTGTTCAAGTGTCCAATCATATTTTTGATCCGATGCCCTGAACTCATCTATATTGAAATAAGCTTTGGTTGCTGCTGTATAGATATTTAGTGATTTTGCAAAAAAATCTTTCCGCTGCTGAGGGTCATTTTGTGCTTGAAGAGCGTCATTTAAAATATCCTCGGGACGAATCGTTACACCATAATTCGGATTAGCTTTTTCATGCTGAATAGGATCTGTATATTCCACATTGCCTTTTTCATCTTGGTCAGCTTTCGTAATGAATACAAAATAAGACTCATCATTTACAGTTCCATCAAGTATCTTTTTACAGTATTGGAGTCTTTGGTAACAAAAGCTGGTCATATCATCGCCAGCCGTGGTAATTCCGATCATCAATTTATTTGTGTAAGCCTTCATCGCTTCCTTGATGATGTTATATTGTTTAGGGGTTTTATAAGCATGTAATTCATCAGCGATCCCTACATTACAGTTTAATGAATCCTGCCGATCAGGATTGGCAGCTAATGCTTTAATATAGAGTGACCCATCTCCTAAATCTCCGGATATGGAATGTTCTTGGTTGTTATCCAAAATCCTAAAGTTTTGTCTTTCCCCCATCTGCTCAAGGTTAAAATTGATAAAGTTAAAACTCTGCAATGATTGCTCAAGTGCAGCACCAACAATGTAAATTTTTGATCCTGATTTTCTTTCCAGTAAAGCAAGGGCCCATGATAAGGCTGCGACGAATCGCGTTTTACCATTCTTCCTTGGAATAAAAATGAAAGCTTCTTTAAATCGGCGAATAATGGTGCCTTTAAGATAAAACCCAAGAAGGTTATAGATGATGAATTTCTGCCATGGTTCTAATAAAAAAGGCTCTCCACGTAATGGCGTGCCGTCCAATTTCTCACCCTGGTCATGGACAAAAGTTTTTTCGATTATTTGAATAACGAATTCTGCGTCTTTAGGATTAAACTCGTATTTTGGGTTCTCTAAATCTTTTAAAAATCGTTGACAAGCTTGTACCAATTCATATGCAGCAACTTTTTTTCCGCTGACAATGCTTTTGGCATACTCCATTACCAAGTCGAAATTTTTGTGTTTTTTCTTAGCCAAGCTTGCTCAACACACTCGCCAATTTCGACTTACTTTCTTTTTCTGCTGTTACATTCTCCAAAGCTTTTGGGTTCAGACAAAGACGATCGGAGTATGCCGCAATATCTTTTCTCAAACTTTCCATGGCAGTTAAAAGAGGGACTTTTCGCTCATTTGTTGCACCAGCTTTATTTGTATATTGTTCTGTAATTTGAAAACCAGACTCTTCAAACTGCTTTTCAAATACTTGGTACTGAAACAGCATTCCAGCATAAATTTTTATGATTTGATCATATTCTTTTTTATATATTCCGAGCTCTTTCATTTTTCGTTTCACTTCATTTTCAACGGCTCTTTTAGTTTTCGCCAATTGTCATCACCCCTTTTTCTCTGACATTCGCGCTATTGGAAAAACCTCCCTTGCCCCGGTCTCCCTAACCTATATTTGAATTATTAAAGGTGGGGGGGTTATTTCGATGTTTGTAATTGCATGCACAAAAATAAGAATCTCCCCATGGCAGTCTCAATGGCTTGCTCATCTTCACTTTCATATGCCTTTACAATGTCATCACAAATTTCCCTTAACTTCTTAAAGGCTTCGATTGGTTCCATAACCTCTAATCATCTCCATTCTCTTGACCCACTGCTCACCAAGCTCTGATAATCCATGGGTCTTTCGATCATGCATGCGCTCATGACATGTATTACAAAGGCTAACGAGATTACTACTGTCTAATCTTAATTCAGGACTAACCATCAATGGTCTTATATGATGAACAGTATTAGCTTCAGTAGTGCGCTCATACCGTTTGCACTCCTGGCATAGATATTCGTCACGTCTTAATACCTTCTCACGTTTATTCTTCCATCTTTGAGTTTTATAGAAGTTCACTTCAATCAACTCCAAAATTAAAAAGCACCCTATTAAAGAGTGCTTTAATAAGTATTTTAATTATCAATTAATTCAATACCTTTTTCTTTAATGTGTATCCCTTCTTGATGTACGAATACTATTGCTAAACCGTATTTTGGATCTGTTTTTCCACCGGTATCAAATACATATCCTTCGAATTCTACCAAGCCAAATCGTTCCAATCTTTTTAAATGGAAAGCTTTGTGATTATTTGATTCAAAATTAAAAGCAGTCCAATCGATTGGTTTATTATTAAAATCCTTGTCGTAAATTGCCTTCAATAACTTTTTATCAATTTCATCCAGTTTCAAATACTCCACCTCCCTTCACAAAATACTTCGACAAAAGAAGGAATTAACCTCTAATTTAAAGAAAAATGTAAAAAAGGAGGTAGTCAATATGTCAAAGAAACCAAGCGAACGAAAAGTAACTAGTAAATCTGTAGCAACAAAAGCTTCAAAGGCTTTATCAGATGGTCGATCTAGTTCTCGAACAAAATCAATTGCAGCAAGTGCCCTTGCTCAAGCGAAAGGTAAAAAAGGTAAATAAAAGTAATTTTCTATTGTTTCCGCCGCCTAAAAAGGTGGCATTTTTTTGCTTTTGAAGGAACTACCTCCTTGTATATGTTTAACTCAAAAACTAACAACCATCGACATACATATACAAAATGATCCCTTCACTAATAAGTGCAAGTCGTATGACAAGTGCACTTCAATACATAAACTGTTGCACTCACTAAAACGTGAAAACCCTTGTCATCACTGAGATAAAAAAATTTTTTTAATGAGTGCACACTATACATATTTTTGTTGTACTGATAAGGATAAAATTTAAATAAGCCTTACTTTGTCGATGGCCTTATCTATTTCATCTTGCGTGATTCCGATGTACCTTAATGTGATTTCAGGGCTCGAATGATTAAATAGTTTTTGAAGCGTAGCTACGTCCTTTGTCTTTTTATAAAAGTGATAACCAAACGTTTTGCGCAAAGTATGTGTACCAATTTCTTTTAGATTAACCTCTTTGGCAGCCTTATTTAATATCCGGTATGCTGTAGACCGGTCTATCGGTCTATTTCCCCCTTGCCTACTTTTAAATACATAATCACCATCATTCAACTTGTCTGCATAAGAAATAAGATACTTTTTGATGTAACCTGGTATCCTCACTTGTTTTCTGTACTTCTTACTCTTTTTTGTTTTCTTCTCCCATATCCATATATGGGATTGGTACAGGTCTTCCTTTTTTAACGTTAATAAATCGGAGATCCTTAATCCTAAAGAAATACCAAGCAAGAAAAGAATAAAATTACGCTCGCTTTGTTTCCGCAGTACCTCATACATTTGATTTATCTTTTCTTGATCACGAATGGGCTGCACAAAGTTCATGAGTCTCAATCTCCTTTCTTACTTTGCATTGTGCGCGTTTTAATGTGGTTTGGATGGTGCTTTTCTTGACTGATAACAATTGTGCTATTTCCTCGAGTGAAAGAAGTTCAGCATAATGTAATATATATACCTCGCGTTCCCGGTCCGACAAAGTTCGTAATGCCTTTTTGATAAGATTTTTATCCTCTAGCGATAACTCACTTTTTTTATGACCAAGAATGTTATATTGAACACTGTCCATCATCATGGGATCCACTAAATAAACATTTACCCTTTCGGCACCACGTCTTTTACCAGGTTCTCGTCCGCTCCGAATCCAATCAATCACAAATTCTGTATCCTTGATCATGCTGCTTATGATTTTCTTATTGGACTCTCGTTCTGCCATATCCTTAATCATCTCTGTTTGTCGGTAAGCTTTCCTAAGTAACCTTACTGTTTTTTTGTATTCATATAGCAAAACGCGCAACATGATCAGCTCCTTTGACGATAAGCTCCTTTGTACCTCTTATAAGTCGGTCGATTAACCCCCATAAGGTCTTTAATCTCGCGTTCGGTTAGTTTTTCATGATCGTGTTTTTTTCTCGGTTCATGTCGTTTCTTGGAAATACCAAGACGTTTCAGCTCGCTTTGAATCGTCCTCATCGCTGTTCTCCTTTCACAAAAATAAAAGGACACCAAACAACGCATTTGCGTCATTTAGTGCCCTCCGGTTGTCCGGTCGGACTATATTCTTGTTTTTGTTGTTGTTTTTATCTCACATACTTTCCCTTGATGAATGGTCAGCGTTAATTCACCGTATTCCGGCAACTCATATTTTATAAGCTGGCCGTCTTTTACTATGCATAGCTTAGAATTGTCCAGTAAATCAATGGTTGCTTCCAACTTGTTCTCTTCCATCCCGGCCACCCCTTGTGATAATATGTAGTTAGGATCAACGTTTGGGGTAGCCGGCGAATGGCCGGCTTTTTTATTTTTTCGGCTTTTCTTTGAGTGATTCTCTAGCCTCTTGCCGTATAACTTGACGTTGCCATTCAACCGATCCCAATTTTGGTTTAGCTGTAGCTAAAGTCCGTTTTGTTCTCAATCCTTACACCTCCTCAGTTATCATTCACTAGATTTTTAGATTTCCATCAACTCATAACCATGCTCTTCAACATTTGCTTCATACAGTTTTTTGATTTGGTAATCATCTTTCTGCTGCCAATAACTCTTTGGAAAACCAGTAATCAATGAAAGCCATGCAATCATCATCAGTCGCTCCGATTCGGGCAATTTTAGAATGGGTTGCTTCTCCCTTAATCTCATTTGGTATTCCTCGCTTTTAATGATGGGAATTCCCTTTCAATGAAACTATTAATTGATTGGATCATGATATTTGTAAGCATATCACTGAACTGGCCATTCTCGATTTCATAAGTGGCAAATCTATAGCCACATTCCAAACATTCCCTCCTTCGATAAATCTTACTTTTCCGTTCCCTGACATCTACAACTTTTGTATTACCTTCACATACAGGGCACTTCATCAATAACCACTTTCTTGTCTTTGATGGTTGATTTTGTTTTTCTCAAAATATGCTTGCTCAATCTGATCCCATGTAAATCCGAGCATTTCACCGAGACCTAAGAACAAATTAAATACAGTGACATAATGTTCTAACTTTTGAAACCATCGTAATGACGCGGTAGCATGGAATAAAGCGATAAATTGGTTAATTAAGTCTAACTCCTTATATGGTTTTGGTGAGGTTATATTTTTATCGAAACCTAGTTGATTTCCAATTGAAAGAACAAAGTGAAATTTATCAACAAATTCTTCAAGTAATTTTGGACGGGGTTCTTGGTCGTTACTCCAGTGTTTAAATCCACGCCATTCATTAGCACATTCGGCCAATTCCACTAATGAGGCTAAAATGATGTTTGGTAATAAATCTTGTCCCTCAAGCTCCTTTTCTTCAATGATTCGCTCGTCTAGTCTCCGCTGCGCATCAAACAAATTAGATAAATTCATCCAACAACCTCCTTGTTAGATCCCTTTTGTAGGTTTAATAAAAGGGAATTGAATGCTAGTTCCTTAGTGCCTACTGCTTTTCTGATTTGTTTCTTTGGTACGCCAATTTCCAGGAGATACATCATTTCCGATGTCGTCATATTCTCGCCTTTAGACAAAATCTGATTGATTTTTTTGCTCTCGTCATTACTATCAGTTAGGGTCTTACCGAGTGTCTGGAGCTTGTCCAGTATCGGGCAACCGACACAAACTTCCATGTAATCAGGAGTAGAGCGGTATGGGCATTTATGGCAGTTCTCTTCGATGATGTCATTGATTTGTTTTACTATTGCTGTACGCTTTTCCCGATCCATAACATCAGTCGCCATTCCACTCACGCTCCAATTTCTCATCAAGCCGGCCCGTTTTGTAGGCTACGGCGCCAACAATGACTGACGAGAGTAACCATGCAACGATGAGTAATGTTCCCGTTACAAAATCATTCATTTTATCACCTCATTTTTTATGTCCTACAAACTGTTCAGTAAAATAAAGGGCATTTTTATGATGTTCAGATGTTTGTTTTTAGCAGTTTTGAACGTTTGTCCATATCATTCAACTTTGATATCCCATAACATGCAATATCACTCATTAAGGTGGTGATATAAATGAGTTATCAAATGGGTGGTGGATACGGATATGGTTTTAACTTTGCGTTAATCGTCGTATTGTTTATCCTCTTGATTATTGTTGGTACATCCTACGTCTGGTAGTCCGTTAAACCATAGCCGTAACACCAAAACTCATATCGTCACCTTCAGCTATTCGGCGTCCTGTATAGGGCGCCGTTTCTACGTGATACGAATCAAAATAACGTTTGCTGAATGAATCCTTGTTCTGCAGCAACTGGATTAATCCAGAGGACTTCTTCTCTGATTGCTCCAGCCTCAGCTTTTACTCGTTTTGTTTCCCGTTGCCAATGTTTTAAATAATTATCATAAAGGGGATGAGCATATCCGGATAAAATGACCGGACCCGGGTGTTTATCTAAAAGGTGAATAAGTTCCTCATGATCATCTTCTGTCATTTCGTGTTTATAACTTGATGTGGTACGCGTCGATAAAATGTAAGGTGGATCCGCATAGATTAAAACATTCTGCCTCGAGTATCTTTTAATTAATTCAATCGCATTTTGGTTTTCTATTTGGACACCTTTTAATCTTTCAGCAACGAGCGAAATCTTTTCCGGAAATCTTAGCCATTCTTTACCGGGTAACGGACCATTTAATTCGATCATGTTTCTCCAACCCGTACGATGTGATGTTTTACCACCGCGACCCTGCCAAAGCCTAACGATATATCTTCGAGCTCGTTCTAATTCATCTTCTGCCTCGAGATAACTTTTTAAATATTCTTCTCGACTATACGGAGTAAATCTAATCGCATATGCCAATTCATCTGGCCGTTCTCGTATTACTTTAAAAAGGTTGACAATATCACCATCAAGGTCATTTATGGTTTCCAATGGGCTTCTCTGCTTCGAAAAGAGTACAGCCCCGCTTCCGAAAAATGGCTCAAGATATGTTTGATGCTCTGGAAAATGACTTATTATCCAATTGGCTATACTCCATTTGCTACCTGGATAATGTAATATCCTTGGAATAGTCATACATATCCACCCTTTTAAACGATTAAAAATTAGAATAGACTCACCGATCCCTCCCCTCAAAGATTGCTTAACATTGACTCAAGCGCTTTGACTCTTTTTTCAAATTCCTCCGGTGGTGGTTCTTCCACGAAGTTTTCACCCTCCTTCATCCATTTCGGAATGATTTCTGTACGCTGATTACCAACTCTTAGCCTTTTGATTTTGTTATCCCTTTTGTTGGTTTCGTAGGCTCTTATAGCTTCCAAAGTTCGAAGATTATTAGAATGCCATTCTTTGAGTATCGATTCGCAGTACTTAAAATTCCGCACGTTATTCTTCAAAGCGATCTGCATGGCTGCGATCACGATATCCTGGTTTTGATCAAAGTCATCGACCCACTGTTCGATGGATTCAATGACAAATGGACTTGCCATACCAAAGTTCTCGATGAAAAAATCCGACGCCGCATGTTTACTTTGGCTACTTTCTTTACTCTTCTTTACTTTACTTTCCTTTACTTTACTTTCCTTTACTTTACTTTGGGGATTATTGTTTGCGTAAACCTCGATTGGCTTATCGTTTATGTCAACAATAACCACGTTTTTGTATCCATTTAATTCATCATCCGATAAAAGACAGTAAACATCGGTGATTTTGGTTTTGTTTCTCCGCGCTGTTGCTTCTAAGTATCTTCTTTGGATTCCACGAGATGTAAGGATTCCATGCTCTTCAAACATTTTTTTGCTGAATAAACCCCATTTTAGGCAATCGTTTACGACATCAATAACTAGGTTAATGTCTACATTAACTACCTTTGAAAAAAGTAATTGTTCCTTTTCGCCCCACTCATAAAAGTATCCGTTGCGATAGATACGCATTAAAATCTTGACGATAATCGCAAATCCGATCGGCCCATGCTGCGCTTCAATGAGAGCAATCTTTTCGTCTTGATCTATGTCTACATCGAGCGGAAAGTAATCTAAACCTTCCTTTTGAGGTCTTGCCATTACCTCATCCTCCTAACGTTTTTCGCAGATTGCTGCCATGCCTCGAATTTTAATTAACCTGAGTTCTGGAAAATTATGCTCAATATAAGCCCTAACATATTGCTTAAATAACCGTTGCCCATTATTTAGTCCTTTTGCGAATAAATACTCATGAGGAATTGGTATTTCATAAAGAATAGTAAACGCCTACCTTAAAATGTTATAATTAAGTTTGTAAAATCTTTTATTGATCAGCTTTTCAATGGCTGATCTTTTTATTTTGCTGCCTGATATTGTCCATTGAGAAGCTTATCCGCTACCCTTATAGCGTCATCCAAACGATCCACACGCGAAAGATATTCCGGCATCGATAGTTCCTTTAATCCATGACTAAACTTATAGTTTTCAATCAAAAGTTTTAGGTTCGTCCTATAGGCTGTGTTAAATGCCGACCGAAAGTGTTTCCATGCTTTAGCGAATGAATAACCATTACTTCCGGCATATAAGCGAATCATTTTGTTTAACCGCTGTTGCTTATCTCCTATGGTGTCGATCTTATCGAAGTTATCTATCCGATGATGTGCTGCGGCTAAATCATTTTCAAGCCGGTTAATGCGCTTTTCCTGCTCAACAAGTTGTTGGGCGGCCATGAGCATCATTTCAGCTTGAGTTTTTGGCAGTTGGTACTGTTGACGATATTGTTTTTCCACCTTAATGAAGTATTTTCGTATTGCCCTTCCAGCCTCATTGTTCTGGACCATAGCGATTTCTTTGGCTGTGTCTAAAGTCAAATGATACTCCCTTGTTGGACGCCCCCCACTTTTACTCAAAAATGAGTAAAAGTCTTCACCTTCGATAAAGCCATAACTATCAATCATTCTGGCAATCCAATCGTTAAAACGAGTCAATATGAATAGCTTTTCATGAAGTACCCTGGCATTTACAATTTTTTCGCCGGTTTCGGTTTCATAGATCGGCATGATATCATTGGCAATGACTTTAAAAACTTTCATTGTTTCACCCTCTCCTTTTTTACAATTAGCATGACCGCAATATGTAATAAGTCGCCGTTCATATTTATCACGGTTCCGATCATATTTGGCACTTTTCGCGCCGTTCGAGTCATGAGGAGAGTGGAAACTCATGGCTCCAACGGCGAGAGCGACCGCGGTCGCACTTGCCATCAAGGGGGAAATGATATAAAATTTTGTTGGGTTATGCGCTGACTTTGTCAGTGCTTTTTTCTTTTTCAAAATGATCAAGCATGTCCCCGATCGTAATGATCTTCCTGAGTCCCGTCGAGTATTTAACATTTTCCAATCGTGCGTGAAGGTCGCCGTCTGATACATAGTCAGCCAGGAAATTGCTGATTTTTGTCACCCTTGTTTTCCTCCTTTTTGGCGTTTTCAGCTATTCGATTGATAAGTCCTATAATCCCGAGGCTCTCTTTGTTGAGTTCCACGTTTAATTGCTTAATGCCGTTGATCCACGCTTCATAGGTCATTTTCATTCCTCCTTTTCCACGATATGTATTTGGCACGGACCACTCTAATTCGGTCTCCCGTTTGCTGGCGCACTTTCGCGCCGTTCGAGCCATGAGGAGACGAACGTGTTTGTGAGTGGAAACTCATGGCTCCAACGGCGAGAGCGACCGCAGTCGCACTTGCCATGGTTAGCATCAGGGGGTATAATGGAGTTGGCGTTAGGCTGTCGCATTTGCGACAGTCTTTTTATTTAGTTTTTTTCTTAAGTCCGCTTCGATTGAAGCAATTTCGGTCTTTATCAAACCAAATTCAAACGCTGCTTGACTGATTTTTAATGTATTTTGCTTGGTTGAGAGACACCACTGCAAACCGTTAAAAAGAATGTCCTTTTTAGCCTTAAGGCTTAGGTATTCGCCGACTGTAATTTCACCCATGTAAATGGACCTCCTCAATTTTTATGACGATTTCTGAATATCCTCGCGCGATCAAGTTTTGCTTCAACAATTCAAGCTGTTCTTGTTCACGTTTGTATGCATAAAGCCTTTCTAATTTTTTATGGCATTCATACGCCATATCGAATTTTCCTCTTTGATTGAAGTGATCGATAAGCTTCACTAATCGCGTTGCTTCAAGTAGATGTTCTGACATAACTTTTTCTTCGAGCTTTTGCAAATTTCTGAACCCCCTTCGTACACGAATAGGTTAAACTGCTTGTCCAACGCTCTTGATAAAATTTAGCGCTCACCGCGCTTGAGTTGATATTCGTGCACTATTTTCAGTCTGTTAGCATCCAATCCGAACTCTTCTTCTAAGACACCTTGCATGATTAGGGCCTTTTCGATGACATCACGGATCTCATGCCACGTTTTTTCAGCCGTCTGCTTTCTTTTTTCCGGATCAAGATGTCGCGCCAACAAGAGACCCTCCAATGCTTCTTCTGCTTCGTTAAGTTCCTTCAAAAGTAAATCCTTTAGTGCGGCCGGGTGAAGATCTAAGTTCGGGACCTCATCTAAGATGTTTGATATGTATCCGCCGCTCTTTTCATCAATTATCGTCAGAGCAAGTCGCCAATTTAGTTTAGCAATGGCAGGTTCATGATGTTCGGCAATTTTCTCCTTACCATGTTCCAACTTTGAGATTAACGAACGATCGACATGAAGTTCGTTAGCAATCTCTTGTTGACTCAATCCTTTCTGTGTCCTGTAAGCTAATAAGCTTTCACCAATCGACAAATTACATCTCCCTTTCTTTCACAAAAACGATATTTAGTTGTGAAGGAACAAATCGTTAAAATAATCATCAGGATAGAGCTTTTAATTCATTAAACAGATCCCACAGGTTTTTAGTACTCACCGATTGATGTTCATCCAGAAAGCGAATACTATTTTCAACTTGACTTAAAAAATTTGCATCAGGTTTAATATTGGATCTGAGAAGCTCTCTGATCTCGTGTTTGATACCATCTTTGAGGAAAAGAAGAACTTCAAAAGGGATGGTCTTTTCCATGTCATTACACCTCCTTGCCTTTTCTTATGAGCTCATTGATGATCGACCAGCCGGCATTATGGAATTCTTTCATCACCCGGTCGAATTTTTCAGGAGTTATCTGCTTTGGTGCCACCACATGGACCGTGGTATTGCCGAACTTATATGTGGCATCATATTTTTCTTGTTGCTCAGTCATGCTGGCATTCCTCCTCGGTACATCCATATGATGTTGATCGAGAAGGACAGCCCTGTTAATTGCCATGGTCATCACCTACCTTTTAAGGAGAAAACACTTTAGTGGTTAACTTGCCTATGCCGAATTTTGTTCACTCTTTGTTAACTCATCATCCAAAAAAATATCGTCGGGTTTTAAGTTAAACACTGAAGCTATCTTAGTTGCCAATTCATAAGATAACCCTCTTTCTCCATTTTCAATTTGCCAATAGTAAGGTTTACTTACATTTATTTCATCGGCAACCTGTTGTAAAGTCATCTTATGAAGTTTTCGTATCTCAATCAATTTATTTCTTTTCAAATTTTTGCACCACCTTCTGTTAACCTGTTGTTAACTCAATTATAGTTAACATCTTGTTAACAGTCAAGCTTTTTTTATAAAAAAATTTCTATTTAGTTAACTTTATTTACGTTAGCATATGGTTAACCTATAATTTACTTAGGCCAATTATGGAGAGGTGTATTATGGGATTTCCTGAAAGACTTAAGGAATTAAGGTATCAAAAGAAACTGACACAAGAACAACTAGGTGCAAAAGTAAATGTTACAAAAGTTTCAATATCGGGATATGAAAATGGAAATAGGACACCAGATACTGAAACTCTCCAAAAATTAGCAGACTTCTTCGAGGTATCTGTAGATTATTTGCTTGGCCGTACCGATAGCCCCAACTCAGGTAAAGAAGAATTCGAAGATCCGGAACTTGGCCTGTGGTTTAAGGAATTAAAAGAGGCATCGCCAGAAAGACAGGCTGAACTTAGACGGTTCTGGGAATTTATAAAACAACAAGAAAAGGATCGAAAACCTGGGGATAAGCAAGGAGAATAAATTTTTACATCTAAGACGTGCAGAAGTTTATAGCATGTCTTTTTGTTTTCTAAATGTTCTGTGCTATGCAAGCTTTTGGGTGGTGTGACTTTGAAGACGTCAATAGGTTGTTTAATTGATACCGAAACAACAGGGTTAACCCCAGGAATGGATGAAATCATTGAATTTGCTGCCATTTTGTTTTCCTTCAATCAAGAAACCGGTGAAATTCTCGAAGTGATTGAGGAACATACTTATCTTCGGGAACCACTTTCGCCGGCAGCAATACAAAATTATGATGTTGCTTTTAGGATCCACGGCATCCCTTTTAAGAAAGTAAAAGGGAAAAAATTCGATGATGACGTCATTAAAGGTATTTTTTCACGGGCTGACATTCTTATTGCCCATAATGCGTCCTTTGACAGAAGTTTTCTATACCATATGTATCCGGAAGTTAATAATCATAAATGGCATTGTTCTATGCGCCATATTGCTTGGAAAGATTATGGCCATGCCAATAAAAAACTCATCACTTTATTAAAGGATCATGGAATAGCCACTGATCAATCACATAGGGCATTGGATGATATTATGTTGCTTCTAGAACTTCTAAAAAGAAAAAACCCTCATGGAGATTATTATCTAAAGGAAATATTGTCCCATAGGCCCATGAGAAAATATCAACCGAAAGAAACCAATTTTAAAAGATCTGATACATATATATTTACTCAAGAAAGGACAGCAACTCAAACGAATACACTTACTCAACCTAGGACATTTACTCAACCAAAGACGCCTGTACAATCCATGATTGCAACAACAGAAGAAAAATCCAAACAATGGGACAATCCAATAGTTCGATTATTTTATTCCAAATTCGTCATCCTTTTTCTAATTACTTTTCTGGGAATCGCAAACTTATTATTGAGCCTTGTTTATGGCTGGATTTATTTTATCGTATCTGAATTTATAACATATTTACTTTATAAAGCGCTAACTAATAAACGGAAAGAAATCCTTCGCTTGAAAAGGCAAGGGTAATATGCCTTTGATTATTTAGATCTTGAAATCTAAGGATAAACAAAGAGAATAAATTAAACATCAAGGTATCTACCCAATTTATGTTTTATAAAGGTGGGTTGTATTTGGAACACTTCGAAATAAGTATAGAAGAAGCACTTTCGTTTGAACGTGAAATTGGAAATGGTAATACAAATCCCTTATTGATGAGATGCACTAACGATACATTTGTAGTTAAAGTCATGGAAAATCCTGAGGGACCAAGAGTATTAATAAATGAACTTGTTTGCTACAAATTAGCCAAATTATTAGGTTTACCCATACCAAATGCCGCGCTAATACATATAAATAATGAGATGATACAATCGTCAAAACGCCTTCAAGAATTAGGTATAAGACCAGGTATTCATTTTGGAAGCAAATTCATAAAAAAATCAACACCATCAATACAACCTCCAATGCTTCGAATCGCGGTGAATACTGATGATATTCCATCCATTATTTTGTTTGATCAAATAATTTACAATGATGATCGGACAGAAAATAAAGGCAATTTATTATTTGATTTAAAGGAAAAGAAAATAATAATTATCGATCATACTCATGTTTTTAAAATTGGAGCATTATGGGATAAATATCAATTAGAACAGATTCATAAAGAACCTTTAACTCTTGTCAAAGACTTTCATGGACACAATTATAAAGTTTTATTAAAATACATTAATGGTTTTAATCCCTTCCACAAAGTAATGGTTAAAATTTCACAATTAACTAAGTCCGATATTGAATGGTGTTGCGATGAGATACCAGAAAGTTGGGGATTAAATTCCGATGATAAAAATGGTTTAATCGAGTTCATTTGGTATAGAATAAAAAATAAAAATGTCTTTTTGGATTTATTAAAAGATAAATGTCCGGATTGGAAAGGTGGTGAACTCGATGCGATCTAGCATAGTTCATTATTCAGTATGTAGATATGTTCCAGATATAATGAGAGGCGAAGCAATAAACGTAGGCGTTTTAGTGCATGTACCTGAAGAGAAATTTTGCCATTTTTATAAAACAAAAAACCTCACTCGGATAAAAAACTTTGATGATGAGCTTGAAATTGATGTAATTAAAGTGCTTCTAGAATCGCTCGAGTATCAATTTAATACTAACACAATCCACTCTCCAGATTTGAAAGGGCTAGAATATGATGATTTCTTAGAAAAGGAAACATCATATTATGTAAATCAATTTCAATTTAGCAATATAAAGACTTTCAGTAGTGATGATTTAAGCGAAGATATTGAAGATTTATGTAATATTTATTTATATTATGATAAAAAGAAGTCGGAACGAATAGATAAATATAAAGTAAAAAGTTTAGTTTCAAAAATAATTACAAGCAGTAAATTGAAACCTTATGTTGATCGGAATCCAAAATTAAAAAATAATTTTCAACAACAAGCATTTGATTTTTCCTTGAAGTTAAATAATCATGAGACATTAATAAAAGCTTTAAGTTTAGACTATAGAAGACACAATAAAATGCTTAATGAAATTAAATCTTTTTTGTATGATCTACTTTATTTTAAGTATTCCAGCAGTCTTGATACTTCTGATATTAAAGTTGTTGTTAATAATACTCAATTTGAAAAAAAATATGAGAGGATAGCTGTTGAGGAACTTAAAAAATTTATTGAAGTATATACTCTTGAAGAGTTCTCAAAGTTTATTGATAAAACAGAATCAATTTTATACCGTAGTTAATTTTCAATACCCATTTACTGGGTGTTTTTTTTTGCTTATAATAAGATGAGAACGTATATTCCTATATATAAAGGGGGGCAGTTATGAGCTATAAATATACCATACTAGAGGAACAAGTAAGGAACTTATATTACCATATTCGAATATTGCAACCAGAAGACCTTAATTTAAACGTAATTGCTATACGTTTAAATATATGGATACATTATTCTAAAGAATTTAATAGTCGTGCAGTTTGCAGAAAAGGATTACACAGTATTATTATCAATGAAAACCAATCATTTCAAAATCAATGGGAAGATTTCGGGCACGAATTGTGCCATATCTTAAATCATGAAGGGAATCAACTAAACCTCCCCCCTTCTTTTGTTGAATTCCAAGAACAAAAAGCCAATAATTTTATGCTGCATTTTTGTGTGCCAACATTTATGCTTAGGGAATTATATTTACCACCGGAACATACCGTAGAATTTATTTCCGAAACATTTAATGTGACCTATAAAACGGCCAAAATTCGCCTGGAGATGTACCAAAGACAACTTTATCAACATAGATATGACGAATATCTGCGCGAGGTTTCCCGTCCAAAAACTAAACCATTTAATCTAGCTGACTGTTCCGACGAAACCAAAAGAATCATGTACAAGCTCCAACAACAATTAAAGAAAAAGGAACTGGTTTACAATGAAGGTTAAAGTTTTTTATGATACTGATGTAGATGGCAGCCTATTCCCTAAGTGGGCTGTGGTCAATTTTAGCGTGTCTGGTGTACCATGGGAATCATCGACTATTTATGTTGATGTAATGGCACCATTTGAACGCATCATTGGTGAAGACTTTGGCGATTTAATTGGGTGTTCTGTTAATATTGAGGATTTATTGATTAACCTTGATAAGCCCAACTCATTTGGAATAAACCTTAAGAATATCCTTAAGAGATATAAAGGTTACGACTTATCTGAGGTTGAACATTTAATTATTCAAATATCCGACATCGAAGATGTCATGCAAATGAAGGTATATCGTGTGTAATATTATCATAAGGGGTGATTTTTAGTGGATCGCATAGCCATGTATCTGAGGAAATCGCGTGCGGACCTCGAAGCCGAAGCCCGTGGCGAAGGTGAAACGCTCGCAAAGCATAAGAAAGCACTCCTTAAATTAGCCAGGGAGAAAAACCTAAATATCGTTAAAATTTACGAAGAGATAGTTTCCGGGGAAACCATAATTCACCGGCCTCAAATGTTAAAACTCTTGGAAGAAGTCGATCATGGAAAATATGATGCTGTACTCTGCATGGATCTTGACCGACTCGGCCGCGGGAATATGCAAGATCAAGGACTTATTCTTAACACATTTAAACAATCAAATACAAAAATTATCACTCCGCGTAAAACATACGATTTAAACAATGAGTGGGATGAAGAGTACAGTGAATTTGAAACCTTTATGGCTCGGCGCGAGTTAAAAATTATCACCCGCCGTATGCAAAGTGGCCGTGTCCGGTCCATTGAAGATGGCAATTATATAGCCACTAATCCCCCATATGGATATATAATTAAAGAATTAGATAACGGCCGAACGCTTGAACCCCATCCCGAACAAGCCGACATAGTACGGATGATTTTTGAGTGGTATACACATGAGGATGCCGATAAACGGATCGGCACCAACATGATCGCAAATAAACTAAATGAAATGGGTATAAAAACGTACACCGGCAAGACATGGCAAAGCTCATCCGTACTCAATATTTTGAAGAACGCCGTTTACGCCGGAAGGATTCAGTGGAAACGAAAAGAGATTAAAAAGTCCACTGAACCAGGTAAAGTAAAGGACACAAGGACGCGGCCAAGAGATGAGTGGATTGATGTTCAAGGAAAGCATGAACCGTTAATCTCTATGGAGGTTTATCAAAAAGCACAAGAAATCCTAAAAACCAGATATCATGTTCCCTATCAGCTAACCAATGGAGTCCGTAACCCTTTAGCCGGTATAGTAAAATGTGGATTTTGTGGTGGATCCATGGTTTTCAGGCCATATGTAAAACAAAAACCACACATTAAGTGCTACAATCAGCCAAGATGCCGATGTAAGGCATCTAATTTTGAACTTGTTGAACAGAAACTACTTCATGGTTTAAAGGAATGGCTAGAAGCGTATAAAGCGCAATGGGAGGTCCATAAGCCAACAGAAACAGAGATCGGAATAGATGAGTTATCCCTAAAGGAAAAATCGATCCATGCGCTTCAAAAAGAGCTTGAACAATTAGAAATACAAAAGAGTAAGCTTTTTGACTTGCTTGAACGCGGGATTTATACAGAGGAAATTTTTTTGGAGCGTTCTAACAACATTGCCAATCGAATCAACGAAACTCATACCGCTATCGAGAAAATCGAACGAGAAATTGAATTTGAACGCGAAAAACTAAAAGCTAAGCAAGACATCATTCCTAGGGTTGAACATGTATTAGATCTTTATGACAAAACCGATGACCCAAAAAAGAAAAACGCCCTTCTCAAATCTGTTCTTGAGAAAGCCGTTTATAAAAAAGAAAAATGGCAGTGTAGAGACGACTTTGAGCTCATTCTTTATCCTAAAGTGCCGCATTATTATCTTAGACAGATAACATCATGAGGGGAACGAAATTTCACTCATCGATGTTCTGAAATCCAAAAATAAGGATATCGTCGATGAGATCTCCTTAAAAATGGAGAAAAAGAAAATATATGAGTACTTACACATTCTTGATGACCGGGAAAAAG